GGGCTACAGCCGCTCTAGTAGCTTCATGCCCTGATAGGAACACATGGTTCTCAAATACGTCTACAAGCGCAGGAGCATTAAGTGCCTGATCTCCACCAGCCGTGTTGTTAGCTGCGTCATATCCTCCAGCGTGTGAAGACTTTATTTCTTTCCAATTAGCACCATTAAATACGATGGCAGGATTTACTCCATCAACAAATATAATGTGGTTACCTGTACCAAAGTTAAATACGGCATGACGTAACTTGCTTACCGTAAGCCCGTTGAGGGTCATTGGTCTGGTAACGGAATGATCTAGAGTAAACTTACGCCAGCCAATGTAGGCGGTGTAGTAATAGAAGCTATAATCTGTGCCACCAGCATCTTGCCGTGCTGCAATGATCTTAGTGGAATTAGTTACATCGTCTTTAAAAATAGCTAGGCCAAGTACTTTACCCTGACCTGTTGTCTGACCTGCTACGGTTACCTCTCCGTAGTCACTATCATAATCATCGTACCCCTCAATACGACGATAGCCCCCGAAGAGGCCTGGTTCGTAGTTAACTAATCGTGTTGCTGCGCCAGGACTGTTGTCCGAAAGATCTAAGTGATTTTCGTTAGAGTTCAGGCCACCGCCACAGATTACTTTTAGGGATTGTATCTGGTCAGGCATCTAGAATTTTATCCTAGTATCTCTGATAGAGACATTGTTATTTATGTAGAGGGTTTGGAGATCCTTGATGCCTTTCTCAAACGATATAAAGGCAGCTTGGGCAGACTCCATGTTATCTTTAAACATATACATGTGATAAAGCGCACCATCGATTAAAACGGTGTCGTAGCTTTCGGGTATGCGGGTGACATCAGTTGCATTCGTGATGTCAGAATAATTCATAAAATAGCGAAACTTTAGGGTATACGCTTTGTTGGGTGAAGGGCTAACCCCATAGCCGTTACCATGAGCAGGGAATATATACTCAGGCATATCTCTGCCTGTAACTCCCGCTGTATAGTCGGCATCACGATGATCAGAGTACCATTCATCCTGTTCGATGAATTTAAGAGTTTTATACCCCGCACCTAGATTGTCGTTTGCTTGGATTTGAAAGCTGTTCCAATCAGCTACTTTAAAATACTGAGGCCAAGTATATTCTGTTTGCCCTACAATTAAAGTATCAGTTTCTTCCGCAGCATTAAAAGGCCAACCAAACTCTGCCTGATTGATCTTAGCTACCGCTGCTTTAACGGCGTCTTTAACAAGTGCCTGAACGCCACGGGCTGAACTAAAGTCAGCTTCCGCAATCTCCACCTCATTTAAGCGGCGAAGGGTTTGGTTACAAAGATCGATATAAGTAGTGGGCATAATTTAACCTTAATAAAGTGAGGGGCAAGTACTTGACCTGCCCCCCAAGTAAAGCTATGCTAGGTTATAGTTCGCAGTGAACAAGGCTTCGGGCCTTAATACCTTGCGCCCATATAATTGCATGCCCCGGACCACATCACTAAAGGTATCTGGAGAACGGAATGTCTCCACCTTGGCGATCTGATCAGCTACTGCTACAGCACTATCGTGACCTGCTACCATCACTCCGAAGTTTGTTTCGGAACCCGCAGAAGCGGTAGTGTCGAGGTTGCCAACGTAAGGCAAATTGTTTGACACATAGATAGTGAAGTTACGGATCTTAGCTGGAAGCTTGCCGTTACGGATTTCATCCGAACCACCAAAATCAGCATTAATCAATTTGGAATCTTCGTCCATAAGGATTTCTGCTAGAATTGGTGAGATACACGCCCATCTCCCATCCGTAGCTACGTTGGCCTCATCCATCTTACGATTGATGCGGTTCAAAATAGCTAACGGTGAAGTAATAGCACCTGCTCCACCACCAGCGGCGATTGGAATAGATGTTACTTCGCTAGCTACACCCAAGTCAGAACCACCAAAATCAGTGATATCCAGCTTGTTTGCAGCAAGCAATTCGTCCGTACCAGCATTCACATTTGCAACAGAACCAGAGGTGGTTGTGTTCCGTACCCATGCACCTGGAGTTTTCCAACCAGACATGTAGCCCAAAACTTCCGCATCAAACGCATCACGAAGATCATAACCAGCACGATCAGATGCTAAGTCCATGAAATTTATATGCGAATGCGCCTGTTCTATATCTGCCAATGTGAACTGGAAGTAGTTCGCTTTATCTACAACCATAGTGAAATCGGTATCTGTGAGATCCTGTGTTGCCAGCGTAGTACCACGCTCAAGAGCGTTGATAGTGATCGTGGGTTCACGGATAATTTTCACTGAATCTCCGTGCGAAGCGATCTCGCCGCTGTAATCAGTGTTAGTTACAGCTTCGACCACAGAACTTTTGCGGAAAGCAAGCTGTGCTTTTTTGCTGTAAATGATAGGCGAGAAGCCGCCTGAGTTTAAGTTAGTATAGCCAGAGGCCTGTGGAAATGCCATGTTGTTCTCCTTTTGGAATGGCAGGGCAAAACGCCCGAACAAACCCGAAGAGGACAATTTGGTGGCAGTGATATATGAGGGTGCGAGTGCCTGATTAGTTGCAGCTAACAAGCAGACGGGCCTCACCACACTGGTGGACTAAACGTCAGAATTCTTGGGAAATAGGCAGAACTAGAGGTAGACCTTTCGGTGGCTCCATTCTGTGATTTGAGAGATCAACTCTCAGAGGATATGTCTACTTACAAACGTATCTTCAAAGAGTTGTGGGTAGCAGTTATTGTCCTGCTACTCACGTTTATTATAACACTTAACTATTTACTTTGCAAGCTATCTAGCAGCGCCTGTTCGATCATAGGTAAAACTACCATTCCGAACTGCTTCCTTAATAGCTTCTTCGTTTTTAGAAAACTCTGAGTCAGTCATAGCTTCGATCTGACTTTCAGAAAACGTACCACGTTGCTGCGTACTAGGTGCGGAACTAGAGGTACGTCCTACTGCCTGTGCAGCCGACTTGCTCTTAGTCTTACGCTTGCCAGTATCAGCCTTATATAAGTCAATGGCACGGGCTGCTTCATTTGCATTGGTGTTGTTCTTGTATAGGGCATCCTGAATATACTTTGGCTGCATAGAAACCCATTCGTGAAAAGAAGGGTCTTGCCTAATCTGATTAAAGTCAGGATGAAGCTGTACAAGCTGTTGCTCTGCTTCTTTTCGGGTGAGTTTAGTTTCAAGCTGGCGTAATCCAGCCATCCGCTTTTCACCTTCAGCCAGTGCCTCTCCAGCACGTTTCCTAGCAATCGTGTCCACGATCTTTGCAACATCTGGGTACTTCTTAGACCACTGGTCAATCTCTTCATCCGTCTTAGGGAATCGAATCTGACCCTTTGCCGCTTTTTCAAGCTGCGCCTTCATCTGTGCAACTTCTTGATCTTTCTGTTGCAGGAGTTGATGAGAGTGCCGACGAAGATCACCATACCGTTTTTTATAGGTAGCATCTTCAGCATCAGTTGGCTCTGGGCCACCTGCCTGTGGTTGTTGCTGTTGTGCTAATTCTTCCGAATATGTAAGACCGTTATCGTCTTCTTCTACACGTCTATATTTTGCCATTTTTGCCTCATTGGGGGCCGCTCTTTGGCGGGTAGCCCGTTAGGACATGATCACCATTTTCTGTTTTTTGATCATGCCTGGTAGTTTGGATGTAGTGGGGTAGACCTCCTCGACTTCCTCATCATCATCCATCATGTCATCCACCTCAACGGCGGCGACTTCGATATCGACATCCTCTTCAGGAATATCGTCTTCTGCCTCAGTAACCTCTTCAGGTTCTTCAGCTTCCTCTTCACCTGCGTATTGAATAAGACCCATATCAAACATGCCCATGAGGCCCATTTCAGCCTCTGCTTGCATATCCATGATATGTTTAAGACCATGCCATTTGACCACGTTAGCGGGCAGAACGTATTCACCTTCGCTAATCATCGCCTCAATATCATCCCGTACATTCTCTGCACTGGAACCAATTGGAATAGGGTTACCTGATACGGGGTCTGACATCATGCCGCCGCAGGAACCATCACAGTCACCGCCGCAGTCGCATGGCATACCACCGTGATACATCTGCATCTTTTCATCATTCTCTGGATCATCCACGTTAGCTTTCTGAATAGCCTCTCCACGGGCTTCTTCGTAATCACTAAGCTTACCGTCTTTATCCAAGTCGGCTTTTTTCTGATCTAGTTGAAATCTATTATTAGCCATATCTAAGCCTTCCTGTGTGGTGATGCCTTTTTGAGAGGCGGCAAGACCACCCAATGCAAAAGTAGGGGAGTTTTCATCTTTTTGATTTATTCTAAATGCGGGGTCATCGGGGGATGCTTTTTTAACATTTTTAGCAAGCACAAGCGGCCCAACCTGTACTACCTCTGTAGCAGCAACCACGGGTTCACCTGTAACTTTGTCGTAAAAGTAAGAATGCCTAAATGGGTTCATCCCTACCTGTGTCCACTCAGGATCATCCATAAGAGAAACAGCACGGTTATATACTTCTTGTGGATCTTGGTTTTCCCAATTTCCAAATATACGGGCTATTGTTGTTTTACCTTTTCCTGAAGCGATATTAGCTGCCGCTTTAGGAACTGAATTAAAGGTAACATCCTTTAATACAGCGGTCTGAGCATACCCAACGGATTCCCCACTTAGCTTTCCACCAGCACCATCGTGAACAGAAACTACCCAAGTGTCGTATTGCTCATAGGCGGGAATATCCAAACGGGAAGCTACGTAAGTACCGTCCTCAATTCCCTTATTTACCCCTACAATACCTTTTCTAACTTTATCGGAATTAAGTGCAGAAGCTATATCCTCTACTGTGGGCATCGTGGGAACTTCTTCTAGTAAAGAAATTGGCTGAAAGCCTTCTACTAACTCACGATACTCCGCAGAAGTAATCTCTTTTTCCATCAGACCTTTTGCAGCCTGTTGAACTTGCGGAACTCTAGTTTGTTTCTGATTTACTTTATTTACTTTGCGCCATTCTTCACGGGCTTCTTCCGTTAAACCTATGTCATCTATGGCATTAGTAGGTGCATCCTTAACAAGGGCACTCATATCCGAAGTTTTACCTACTGAAATAGAAGAGGATGAATTGTCTATTCGTTCCCATGTAACAAGAGCCGTATCTGGAGATCCATATACGTTTTTTGTATTTCCAAAGTCTGTTTGTACTACCACGTCAGATTTAAACTGGTACGGCTTTCCTTCAAAAACATCTACAATGGCACTTGTAGGTATTTCCCCTTTTAACCCTATTTCGGTATCGCCAGTAACGTAATCTATTTTATTAGGTTTTTTTATAGCCACTACATACGCAGGGCGATCAGGCGTAGCCTTAAATCCTTCTGGCGTGTAATTATTTGCGTATGATTCCGCTTGACTAGGGCGAGTAGAAAAAAAAGTTAAACCTTCTTGCTCATCCCCAATATTATAATCCCCTTTAGACTTAATATATCCTTGCTCAAGTGCGCCTCTATACTCTTCTGCACTCATTCCACGATATAAAACGTTGTCACTCTGTTCTACTATATCCTCAATATATAAAACACCTTTAGTAGGGATAACGGTATTTCTATATTCACCGTCATATTCAACCCTTGCTCTACTAGGATCTATAAAAACTGAACTTCTTTCAGGTGCTTCAGGGTAAGTTGGTACTTCTTCAAGTTCTTGCTCTGGGCCTACTTTTATATCCGTTTCACCTGTCTTTGGATCAGGTCTTTCGGCAATACGATATGTTTCCTCACGGGCTTCCATGTTTGGATATTTTTCACGCATAAGCCCAACAGTTTCATCTGAGGCTTCCCCGTATCCCTTGGCTTTTAAACCCTTTCTTATAAGGCTTTGTGCTGCGTCACCTACGAAAGGAACCGCTCCTAATACCTCTGCCCCCATAAGACCTGCAATCTTTAATTTGCTAGGGTCTTCTTTATCTAATTCATCAGATATATCGGCAGCAGTATAAGTAGTTCCTGTAATCGGTGCGTTCTCAGCAATTACTTCAGCCGCCTTAACACTTAAAGGTTTGTTCTTACGATAAGATCCTGTGAGGGGATTAAACTTATCCCAGAAAGATTCTTCTTCTTCCACTATTCTGCACCCTTAATCATTTCATCCCGTAACGTCTTAAATCGACGTAGTTCAGCAATAGCGCCCTGTATCTCTAAGACACGCTGGTGATCCTTAGTGTTTTCTAATTGCTGGTGGTAAGCTGCTATCCGTACAGAGACATACTCATGTAAGAGATCCATGTAGGTGGGCGTATTCACCAACAGGAGCATTGATTTACAGAACTGCTTATCCATTACTGTACAGGCCCCTGTGGTGCTGCGTTAGGCGGTGCTGCTTGCTGTCCACCATTCGCTCCACCACCTTCGCCTGTGAAGCCTTCTGCTCCTGGCTCTGGGGCTGCTCCTGGGGCTATATTACCGCCGCCTGTACCTGTTGGGTCTTCTGGGTTAGGTGGGCCACCTTCTGCGGGTGCTGGTGGGCCTTCAGGCTGTGGCATCATCGCTTGGATCTCTGCCATCATCTTAGCCTGTATAATGGCCTCACGTTGATCATTCAGGATCTTGTCTTCGTCCAAGTCCATAGACGCTGCCAACTCACGCAAGACGTAATCGTATTTAACAAATGGAGCCATCTGTTGGTTCTGCGTCATTTGCATAAACTGTAACAAACGCTGACTGCGGATCTCATTACGCATTAGGCTTTCCGTACCTTTTGCGATAACTTCCAAATCTCCAACAAATTCCTTACTAAAATTAAATTGCATGTTAAAACTGAATAACGCCTTACCTAACGGAGAAAGTAAGTAATCATCGATGTTTCGCACCACTGCTTTGATGTTAGCCTGTGCTGCACCCATCAGCATACTCATTCCAGACGCTGTACGGCCTACACCCATAACGCCCGTAGTACCGTGAGAGTATGACGGGATACCTGTAGCCTCATCAGCAAGCTGACGTGACTTGTCGAACATCATCATTAGTTCTTGGCTGACGTTGGGGAATTTTGTTCCAAAAATCGCCTGTCCTGGGGCACCCGCTTGGCGTCTAAACACCTTGCCAGGGTACACGCTTAGATCCTGCCCAGGAACCAAGTTTGTCTCATCGATTTCAATCAGAAGGTTACCTGATAACGCACCGTTATCTATCGCCATCCTGTAAAAACCGTTCATTAACAGTTGGGTATCTTCCATATTTTCTGCAACACCAATTCCAAAGAATGAGTATGGATTCAACTCATACGGTACTGCGTGATAGGGAATACGGCTTGGTGTAAACGGATTTAGCACTAAACGCAGGATTTGACCGTTACAGACCCATATATTGACCTGTATTTCGTCCTGATCCTCATATTCTTCTGGAATATCTAAATCAGCCTCTTCAGCCAGTTCAGCGTCAATAATACCCCAATATTCTAATACTTCGTAGCGATCTACCTGATCTGAACTAGCATTATCCTCTAATGCGTCTTCCCAATACTCTCTGGTGTAGCTGGGGCCGTAATCAATGGCTAATTCAATGCTTTCTTCACGAAAATGTGGGCGCTTCTTTAATCCACGCATCTGTGAACGGTTTAGACGATGGCGTTGTACCGTATATTCAGCTTCTGCCATGTTTCTGGCATCAGGATCAGGAAAGAAATCCCAAATACTAACAAATTCTACTTTTGGGATAGTTTCAAAGAGAGGATCGTACTCACCTTCCTCTGTCCACCGTGGATATTCCTTATCGTAGGCAAACGGGCCTTTAAGTAGGCCGTGACCAAGCAATGCACACTCAAATGCCATAGAACGTAGGTGCTTAGACGCCTGAGATTCCTCAAGCTGGTCATGCATACGCTTTTCCATCTTCTGAGCAGCAACTTTAGCAGGTTCAAACGTAATAGAACCAGGATTTGTACCTGCACCCGCCTCAAGTTCGTCTTCGATAGGCTTTAGCTTGTCTGTATATACGCCTAACTCTTTAGCAATCTCTGGGCGCACAATATTACGGGGCACGGTATAGTCTACGCCCGTTTTTTCCTTAACTTTTTCCGTTGTCAGGGAATTAGGATCATAATGTACCGCATCTGCTACGTTATTTGGAAATTTACGCTGCTCAATACCTAGTGGATACTTACCACCAGCAAAAAGTACGTCCACAACTTGTGCATATGCAGCCAGCACCTTAGTTTTTGTGATCTTAATGAACGCCTGAGACTTTTCTGTGTCTGTAAACTGTACATCAGCCCCGTATATACCACGATAATTTCGATATGCCGTTAACCAACGGTCTTCGTCGGTGCGTCGATGTTCTTTAGACCGACGAAACTGCCCGTCGATGAACGAAACAACTCCAGAATACTCTGTATTCTCTTGTTCTACGTCACCATCTTCTTCCAAAGCCACCACACGATCAGTTTCGGTAGCCTCTTCAGGGTTAGAATCTTCTGGTCTGTCCATTAAAGCCATATTTTAATATCCAAATGCTGAATCTGCGGGTCGGTAGGGGGTTTGCGGTACGCCTCTACCCATGTCGAAAGGTGAAAACGCCCTTGGTCTGCTCATTAAACCGTACCGAACACTGTCGTAGGCGTGATCTTGTGCATATCTGGGGTCAATATCATCAGAACCTTTGGGGTCAGACGGTATAGACGGGAGATCTGCAATGATTTGTCGGCAAGTATTAAAGAAAACTAATCCTGGTTGCTCTGTAACGTCATCCACTTTTAGCCGTTGATGAAATTGGTTCTTGCCAGCTACCCTTGCTCCTGCGGATCTATCACTAGGACGCCATCTGCATCCCATGTTAATCATTTCTTCTGCAATAGATGGGCCTATCTGACCCCGATTATGCCAGCATGAACTGTCCAGAATACCGTAACTGATCCTGTCGCCCATTTCGGCTTCCATTACAGCCGCTGCTAGATCCTTACCTGTGTGCTTACTGAGATATAATTCACGATAAACGATTAGGGTTTCATAGGCAGGGTCTATTGCGAACCAGTGTACTGCACTCCACGAACTATATCCGTAATCCGCTGATCTAAATCGTACCCACTCAGATGGTATATCGAAAGGTTCTACTACATGAACCGATTGGTTAAACTCAGGGAACGCAGCGCCATCTGCTACTGCCCAATCGCCTTCAAGTAATTGCCGCCTCTGGTTCTCTGGTAGAGATAAAAGGTTGGCTTCATACGCACCGTCTTCTGTCAGGTACGGATTGTCGTATAGACTTGCAGGAATAAACTTTCGGTAAAATAACGGCTCACCAGCTTTTTCGTGCTTATCAGGGTACACAAGGGGTTTGCCTGTTTCGAGATCTTGCGCCACAAACTTTTTATTCGCAGGGGCAGGATCAATAAACATCTTCTTGACCCATTGATGCCCAGGGCCACCTGGGTTTGTGGTTGCCCTCATATAAGTGGGCAGGTCAGGGTCTGTTGTACGAAGCCGTGAGCGTAAATAATTGAAGCTGTATGGGGTAGAATACTGGGTTAGTTCGTCCACCGCTATGTAAGAGAAAGACTGACCTTGGTAACGCATGACATCTTCGTCACGCTCAAGATATGTCATCCATAGTCTTGCTCCGCTAGGGAACGTCCATTGGCTTTTCTTTTCCTGCCATTTCGCTCCTGGGTACGCTTTCGGGTATAGTTCTTGTGACTTGAAAACCAATTCACGCAGTTCGTCGTTTGTACGGCGAAGGATGAGTCCACTGAATGCAGGATTTGAAAAATAACGCATGGGATCTGCGAGTAGAGCGTAGCTTTTGCCGCCGCCTGCCGCTCCCCCAAACAAGACCTCTCTCTCTGGCGCTGCAAGGAAGTCTGTCTGTGGCCCAGGATTTGGGGCGAATACAACTTCCTGTTTCTTTGCCTGTTCTTCAACGCTTGAGAAATCCAGTGTGTTACTTATGGTTTCTGGCTTGTCTTCGTGTTCAGCCAGCTTCTTAGTCATTAAGGTTGCTACACGTTTGGCGTCTGACCGTTTGCGCTTAACTGCAGCAATCTTTTTATCTTTGCTAGTCTTAGGTCTACGCTTCTTGGTAGCCCTATCTAGATCTTTTATTCGTTTACTGTCTGGCCTGTGCCTTCTCCAAATCAGGATAATTCCCTGATGAGAAATCTTACGCCCACCCTTTTCAGTAAGCCACTCTGCCACCTTACGGGTAGCGTGTCCGTTTTCCAGATAATCAAGAGCCTCTTCTACAAGTGCTACAAGAGTTTCATCTGGAAACAGTAGTAAGGGGTTGTCTGGGTCAGCTACATAACCAAAAGGTATTCGTGCCGACTTGTTAGGCCTAGCCTTATTATCCCATGTCATCTGTAGATTTCGGGGGCAGGATAAACACGCCACCGCCTTGGCTGGTGACCTCTACCTGTTCCTTCTTTACCAAACCTGTACGGTCTAGTATCTCACGGGCGGCAGAGATCGAATTTCTTGCGCCCATAGCACTAGGATCGTCTAGAACCCCAATAATACCAAAGGCTGCTTTAGGTGCATTCATAGCCAGCATAAGGCTTGCACGTTCAATAACTTCTTCCCGTAAGTTCTTAACTACTTCACCACTTTTAGTGGATTTAGAATAACCAGCTATATCCATAGCTTTTCGGATGTTTCCCCCTGCTTCTCCCATCAGAGCATCCAAAAAGGCTAACTGCTTATCCGTATATTTCTTCTCTACTTCCATCATCCTAACGTCCTCATGTACACGAAGCAGGCTCCTATGGACGCCGTGAATACGATCCACCAGATACGCTCAAAGAATTGTAACTTGTGGCCTCTAGATGCAGTAAGCTGGTCTAACTTAACGATCCGATCCCACATGGCCTTTTGCTGATCATCGATATTGTCCATACGCTTAAAAACAGTAATCATACGCTCTTCCATTCGGGCGAGGGTTACGACTGCGTTTGAAAGCTTATCCAATTTATCCTCAATGCGTGTGAGGCGGTCTTCCGTCATTTTCGTTTGGCCTTTTTAACAGCCGTACCGCCTTTATTCATTTTACCCGCTTTTAAATCCTTATAGGTTTTATCACTAATCGTGCTTTTACCCTTGGAACGTGAAGTTCCAGCTTTTTTACGGGCGTTCATATTTTTTACCAAAGACATAGGATCACCAATTCTTACATGACCAGTAACGGGCCGTTAGTTTAGATTTAGCCGTGCTGCACTTATGTCTGGCACGAAAGGATTTTCGGCGTTTAGGGTTGCTCTTCTTGATCTTCATATCTGGGTCGCCATAGCGAATAATCTTTTCCGTACCGTTCTCACAGGCCTTAACGACAAACTTCTTAGGCCCGTCTGGAGTGCGGCGTGGCTTGTTGCATTTCATTTTGGATTTATCGATTTTCGCCATTACGCCACCACAAAATCTACGATCTGACCGTCAGGCATTCTCAGCTTATTAGGATCAGGGTTATATGCGTATCTTTGGTCAACTAACTTGAGGTTCTCGACTGGGGTATGCTCATCAATCGGTTCTACAGAACCCGCTTCTCCAGCCCGTACCTTCTTCTCTACTTGCTCACCTACGCCATTTTCAAAAACAATATTCACATGAGTTTGGAAGGGCATACTAGGTAAAGGAAAGTGGGATATCAGTGTCATCTAAAAGTCCACGCCCACCAAATTAACCCTGCACAACCACCAGCAACAATCAGGAACACAATACACCACT